TTAGTTATATTCGTAGTGGTGACTGCTCCTACGCTCGCTGTCCCCAATAAACCAGTTACAGAAACCGTAGTTCCCTGTTCCGTCGTTGCCGTTCCTACACTAGCCGTCCCATATACGCCAGTAACTGCAAAGGTACTGTTGGTTACTACGCTAACCGTTCCTAGCCCAGTAGTCGCACTCAAGCCTGTAAGATTGACCGTTCCTTCTGTTATGGCAGTAACTGACCCAACAGCCGTCGTACCTACAGAACCGGAATTAGAATAGCCCCATGAGCTATCCCCCCAATCTCCTATTCCCCATCCCTGGAGAGAAACGGTTACTGGAATACTTCCTACTGCACTTCCTACCTGTCCTGTTGCTGCTACCCCGGTAACATTAACATTGACATGGTATACCACGGTAACGCTTACCGTTCCAACCGATCCTGTTGCCGCTACCCCAGTAACACTGACATTAGCAGCCCCAGTAACGGTGGCTGCTCCAACAGAAGCGGTGCCTACCTGACCGGCACTGGTTTCTCCCCAAGCTCCCGCATCCCAAACATCAACGCCCCAGCCTTCAAGGGTGACTGTTACCCCGGCCATATTAAGCTATCCTGATAATGGCACTCGTAGAATCACCGGTTGGAAATACAATCGTAAAATCCCCCGAACTTGAAGACTTATCCGAGCCAAAATCAAGAATCACTACACTGGGATCTCCACTAGCGGTGTCATTAAAGATCATCGCCCCTCGCGCCGTAATGGTAGAACTACTCCACGTAGAATCCCCAAAATCGGTATAAGCGGTGGTGCTGGAACTTGTAGGCGTAACATTCACTAACGTATTGCCTTTGGCTACATAGGCCGTTCCCGATACTTCATCTGTCGCTGTATACGCTGTAGTCGCCGCAGTAAAAGAGGAATTGTTATCGTACATGGCAATATTAAACGTATTGCCGGAACTATTAGTAAAGTCATGAGTAGCAGTCATAAGTTCTACCTTGAAACTGGTACACATAAAGTTTCCTGTGAAAGCCATATCATAATCTCCTAATCAAGTCGGCTAATTTGGGTTCCCCGGCATCTAACAAAGCATTATAAACCGTGGTTCTGTCACTTTGAATCGCTTGCTTCATATAATGAACAATTACTTGTTCAATTTGCGTCTTGTAGGCTTGTGCCTGTTGCCGGATTACCGGATCTGCTGTAGCCGAAATACCCACAATTTTATTTATACATCGTTCGGCCACTTCTTCAGGGGTTTGTCCCCTGTTCTGCGTAGTTACTACGTCCACCTTGAACTCATTACTTATTCCAAGCGCCGGGGTCCTCATGTCTTCTCCCTTATAACCATTCCGGTACGATAGTCATCAGTAACTTCTTTCGCCTCACCATATTGTTTCAAAGCTACCAGGGATTCACCAAATCGTTTTTCGTACTCTTGCATGAGCGTTGGCTCCCCTTTCATATAGACATACGCCTCAATTAAACACCCGTACAACAGGGTTAATTCCGCATTGGTACTGAGCCATGTAGTACCCCCGTCCGCTCCTGCGGTGAGACTGTCTGGCCGGTAGTAATAATGCAATTCCACAGCATAACTGCTATCAGGAGTAGGTCCAATAATAAAGTTGTTTACATCAAAAACCGCGTAAAAGCGTGGACCCCCCGTAGTAGCCACATCAGGGTTAAAGGCTTGTATAAAGTTAACACTCTTGAAATCCAGAAAGTTTTTATCACTGCTTGCATCAGTATAGGACAACGAAAAAGGCGCTAAAAAGTCACTGGGCATTGACAGGTACTCGTCTGCACTTGTCAGGTTTCCCGCAGAATTCTTACGAAACAGACTTAATTGCACCGTCTTCAGAATGCGTTCTTCCGAGGAACGAATAAAAATAGGAAGATTGGTCACAAAAGACGTTTCCGTATTCTGGGTATAGTCCTGTATCGCTGTTTTCAACTGTGCGTATGTAAAAGCCATTATGTCGTTGTCACCGTTACCTGACCTACCTGCCCAAAACAATTCATCGGTTTCCAGAGTCCGTCATCAGCGACATTGGGCACTCCCACATATACCGATAGAACCATGGGCGAATTAGGCCGTGCATCTTTAAGTGCCTGTGGATCAGTCACATGGCGTCGTGGATCGAGCTGGGGTTGTTTCTTTTCCCACTCATCGGGTCCGACCAATATCCCCGTCCATTCCAGTTTCATGTCATTAAGCTTGTACTGGAACCCGGAACGATCCGAAATCCCTAATGCAAACTTTCCTAATGCAAATTTAGCCATTAGTTAAACCTCGAATACGACAGACCGGGCTGAATAGTAAAGGACGCCCTATCACGGTCTTCCACCGCTGCCCTGTCAAATTCTTCGTCATAAATCGTTTTTAACAATTGTGTACGATCCGGCGCTCGTTTAATTGACAGATAATAAGCCAAACCTGCTGCCAAACACGGATAAAACCTAAAAGGCACCTCAAACGTATTGGTATAGGTATCTGCATCCTGAACCCGGGTTAATCGGTTAAAAATAATAATATCGGTATTGTTATCTGGAACAGGCCATACTTTTAGCTCCGGCGTAATTAACCTATTCAAAAAGAACTGATCTACACGTCCTGTAGTAGTTTTATTGGGAATGGTCAGATAATCATCCCGACTTACCCGGGGTACAGAATAATCAGTGTTGTTCCGCCGTACTACCGTACTTAAAATATCAATAGTGCTTTGTACATCGGCAAAATCAACGGCTGCTGTCAGTGTAGTCGTAGCACCGCTGCTTCCACCGGTTAAGGTATCAGCGGTAGTAAAGAGTCCTACCGGAATGGTAATAGCGAATGAAGTAGCAGAGGGTAGGTTTGTTATAGAACAGGTAGCTGCGCTGACACTCCCGGTAATGGTTTCACCAACTGAAAATGCACCAGAAGCCCCTACCGTCATGGTCAGGGTTCCACCGGGATATACCCTGATCCCTGAAGCCGTCGTGATACTGGTTTGTTCAATCGTCCACTGGTTTAAGCCCCGATTCGCCCATTCCGCCAATAATAGATTCAACGAGCGTTTTGCCGTTTTCAGGTCATAACCGGTCCTGACCTCAAGGCCACACCGTTCAAACGCTTCTTCGATGTAATCCGCGACATCTAAGCCAAAATCAGTGGAACTGGACGTTGCCATTTTTTAATCTCCGGTAATAAGATTCACGAGTTTTATAGATATCTTCCCCATTAAACCTTTCAAGGTGCTTATCATAATACTCAGTGTCTTTAAGCTTCTGTGAAGCTTCATGCAGCTTACTCAAGCGTTGAACAAAAATCAGGGCATAGGGATCGCCTGTTTTTGATATAAATTCAACGTCGTACACTTCGCCATATTCAACATCATCTGGATGAACTCCCATTAACCAGATGTCCTTATCAATGAAGATCCCTTCTGCAATCGCGCCGTTCAACCCTTCTAAATAATAATGAAACTCTTCTGCCTCTTTAAACACAAGATCCACTACAATTACTATGTCAAAGCGGTCATCAAACGTGGAAATAATAGTAGTAAGGTCCTGAAAGCCGGGAGAATCCTTAAACCCAATTCCTACCTTTTTCTCCGCCCAAGCAGCCTTTGCATAAGGACACGGCGGCATATTGGAAAAATTAGGATTAACTTGCTCCAGTGCCACGGAGGACCACTGCCTTATCTCTTTGCGTATTGCCTCTTCCTTATTCATCTACCTTAGTTATAAAACACAGTAAAGGCGGTTACGTCAGTGGTCGTAAAGTTCACATACGCGCCATCACTACACAAAACCCCCTCATCTGGAATATCCGGATAATCGGCGGTGCTGGCAGTGCCCGAGGTCATAAGCTGCATAACCGTCGTGCCATTAGAGGCTCCGTTTTTAAAGTCCAGAACTCCTGCCGCAGCACTATTAACAAAGTAGATGCCCCGTAAACGAGTACGTCCTGCAAACACTACCTGATTGACCGTAGTTCCCGAACCCACTGTTACTGACCCACTCGTAGCACCATCAACAGCTACTTGTGTGACTGTCTTAAAGAGAGCTGTAGTTGAAACCGTGGCACTTACTCCAGGTCCTGCTATGGCTTCGGTAACCGCCGTACCGTCTGTAGCCGTGCCTGTAACCGTAAAAGTTTTGCCTGTTTCACTCGCTCCACCAGAAGTAATAGTGACGTTTCGAGCGGGAACCAGCGTAGCAACCCCCGCAGTTGCCAAAGCGCCGTTAATAGTCAAATCACCTGCGCCCCCCGGTGTCTGGGTCGTACATATTCCGTTAGGATCAGCCGCTGCTAAATCACCAGGAACGATATAGGTCGAAAAAGTATCTGAACCTGCCATAACTTACTCCTTGATTTCACCACGTAAAACCATTGCTTTATAAGCAGCACTATTAGGCGGAGGTAAGGGCCCGGTTGCTTTCTTAGGAGCCGCTTTCTTAGGAGCCGCTTTCTTAGGAGCCGTTTTCTTAGAAGCCTTTTTAGTCGCCATTAGTAGGTAACCCCACGATCAACCGCAGCCATTATGTAATCAACACTCATGCTCTTAGTACCCGTAGCATCCCCTGACACTTCGACAGCAGCCGGGGTCATCAAGCTAGTGGGAATATTAGTGGTATGCGTACCAACCAACTGTCGGTTGTAATAAAACTGAACCGTATCAGTAGTTGTACCTTTAGTGCCAATAAACCCTACAGTGACATAAGTGTCATCAGTCAGGTTATAAGCAGCAGCAAGTTCTGTCTCTGTCTCTGTGTCAGATGCTTCTGTGATTAATCGAGTTAGAGACGAACCATCGTCTAACTGAAAACCTATCCGGTTTGAAGCAGTAAAAGCAGCTTCAGGATTAGTAGCAAAATTTTCACAAAGCCCTATCCAAATATCCATCTGCCCCACACCAGAACCGGATGTAGAAGAAGCAAAGAACCGGGCTTCAAAAAAGAGTTTTTCTCCAGCAGTCGAGGGCAACTGAAATATCTCATTACCCTGAATCGAAGCACCGTCATTATCAGTAGTAGCTTCCGAAGTAAGCGCCAATACACCTGTAGCCGTATCAGCCGAGAGAGCAGCGGTAGCACTGGTGTCTTTTACCACCGTCCAGTCATTGGTAGCATCTAGAAGTATACCGGTGAAGTCATCGTACAAAACCGACTGATCGGGCCAAACCCCAACTTGGAGGTTTTCAAGCCCTTTACGGGCAGCGGAATAAAGAATTGGACCTTTAAAATGAGTAGCCATGTAAGCGTCTCCTGTCGTGGCTAGTGTCTATCTCGGGATGAGATAG